AAAGTATCTATTGCTAAAGTTTCAGTTCCTAAAATTAGTTATAAAATTGCCAAATCAACTAAGAAAAATTTGGGTGTAAAGATTGCCAAAAGACCTACTTTAAAAGCCTTAAAATCAATTAAGATTAGTGTTCCAAAGTTAAAATACGAAGTTGGTAAAGTACCTAATATTAAGATTGCTAAAATTCAAGGGTTAAAAGTTGGTACAAAACTTGCTTAAATATGTGCTATAATTATTTGTTAATACCAAACGAATGTTTGGAGCGACCACTTGAAATTAGTGGTCTTTTTTTATGGCAACAACAGTAACACAAGCAGTCGCATTTTTAAATACACTTTATAATGGAAATTCTACCCCGCCAGTTTCAGGTGAGGAAGATTGGGCTGTTTGGTTATCTCTTTTTAATATTGCAATAAACGTGTGGGAATCAGAAGAGGGGATGCTATGGAAACAACTATTTGTCAAACTTGCTGATGCCGCTGATGGCGACAAGACCGCTACTGCTGGGGATTATTCTTATTCTGTCCCAACTAACTTCTCTATCCCCGCATCAACTTATGTATGGATTGGATCAGGAACTAACAAAACTTCTTACAAAGTAGTTAAACAAGAAGATTTAGCCTTATATGAAAACAACTCTGAAAATTGGTGTTATTTTTTAATGGATACTACCCCTACTCTTGAATTTAATCCAAATTGTACTGTCCAAGCAGGAACTATAAGTTATCTTTATTACAAGACATCTACTGCCGTTACTACTGGTACTTCTACTTTTGAAATGTCTGACCCTATGTTTGCTATTTATTATGCCCTTAATGAACTTAAGAAAGATGAAGGTGATGCCACTGCTGGTAGTATTGCTGGTCAAAAACTTGAGGCTATGAAAACTAAAAACTTTATGACTGTTGAAAATGACCCCGATTCGTTATTAAGTCAAACAGATGACGGATTATGAAATTTCCCTCTGGACGTAAACTACCTAAAAAATACCTCTTAAATATAGATAAATTTAATGGTGGGAGTAACAGTTTATTAGATGAAGCTAGAATGGGTAAACAATTTGCCGTAGATGCCACTAATTTAATCCAAGATCAAGACGGAGTGTGGAAAACACGATGGGGAACAAAATTTTATGGTCCTGAATATGCTCTCAATCCTGATGGTGCAAGTGAATATGTTAAGTCTGATGCTACTACTGAATTAATTGTAATTGCTAATGGGAAGGCATGGAAATCTACTGATGGTGGTTCTATAACCGAAGTAACCGGTGCGACTTTTACTGCTGGATTACAATGTTATTTTATGCAAATTGCTGGTTTTCTTTACATCGCCAATGGAACAGATCCCTTAGCTCGTTACAATGGAACAGTCTTAACTAAATATACAGCGTTATCCACTCCTTCAGGTCTTAGTGCCTCTAGGGTAGCGTCAGGACTTACTAGCGGTGTTTATACTTATTATGCTGAAGTAACTGCTTTAAATGATGTCGGTGAAACTGTGGGGTCAACAGAGGCCTCAATTACAGTCAATAAATTAAGAGATAATTGGACTTCTACTACCGATAAAATTACTTGGTCATGGAATGCAGTATCAGGGGTATCACAGTATCAACTTTATTTAAGTGATGAAAGTGGAAAGGAGTCTTTATTGGCTGGAACTACAGCAACTAATTTTACTGATGATGGATCACTGGCTATTAATCCATATGTTATCCCATCTCTAACCGATACAACTGCCGCACCAAAATTTAAGTCTATGGTAGTATCAGGTAATCGTATTTGGGCAACTAATGACGCCAATGATTTATATAAAGTTTATTTTTCAGGAACAGGACAATTTTTAGGTAACTTCTCTGATTTTTATGGTGGTGGTTGGATAAACCTTGAAAAAGGAGGTAGGGAATTACCTATATCTGTAAAACATTATCAAACAGGACAAGGAGAAGGATCACCAACTGTCCTATGTAATACTCCTGATGGGAGAGGTGCTGTTTGGCAACTAAGTATCTCAACTGCAACTGTAGGAACAACATCATTTTCAGTTCCTAGTGCTATAAAGGTTGTCGGTTCTTTTGGGACAGAATCAATTTTAGGAGTAGTTAATACTGGAAATGATATTGCTTTTCCTAATCGTAAGGGTTGGTTTTCACTTGGTCCACAAACAGGTTACTTTGGACTTCTAAGAACAAACGAAAGATCATCTATTATTCGTCCGTATTGGCGTAATTTAATCTCTAATAAGGTATCGGGGATATGTTCTTACTTTTATGATGCTAAAATCTTTATTTCTGTTCCAACTTCAAATGCTGGCAATGATAGAACAATAATTTTTGATACTGAAAGAAGTAATTGGGCTGTAGATTGGACAATAGGAGCTAAACAATTTTTAGAATATACTGATACTTCTGGTAATACTCATTTTCTTTATATTCCTACTTCAGGAACACAATTAGTTGAATTATCAGTAAATTATTTAAATGATCTAGGTGGGGTATTTAATCAGTCATATCTTTCACCTCTTATTCCAATTTCAGAAGACAAAACAGATGTTTTTAGTTTACAAGAATCAATCGTTGAATTAGGTCGTCCAAGAGGTTCAATTAACTTTCAAATATTAGGAGTTGGTAAAGATGGATCATTTTCAACTGTAGCCTCAACTACCATCACGTCATTTGGATCAAACACTGGAGTGGGAACGGATTTAGCAGGGGAATGTTATGCTAGTGAAACACAAGCAAGTGTAAAACAAGTTGGTGGTGTTTGGACTATTTATTTACTTGATGCTCCATCTGTTTTTACTCAATCAACTACTCGTAGAGGAATACGTAAAAAAGCTAGATTATATGCTGTTCAATTTAAGGTTTCTTCAACTACTACTGATACTTCATTTTCAATATTATCAATTCAAGCCAGAGGTACGGTAATTTCTCGGAAAATGCCTTCTCAGTGGTTGACATGAACAATATGAAAGTAAATTACAAATTCATCATAAGGAGTATAATTAATTATTAATTAAATATAAAAATGACCGCCGCAAATACTGACCTCTTAAAGAAATTATCAAGAAAATGGACAGGACAAATTGGTGCTGCTGGAGTTTCTGATGCTGTAGTAACTACCATACCATTATCTTCAACTACAAATTTAGCTACCGATACTGCTGTAGTTGAAACTATTGATCGAGTTGATATGAATGGAATAAAGACACCAACTCTTGAAGAAAGTGTTATTGGAGTTGTATCAGGTTCTAACTTAGTTACTTGTACTCGTGGTGCAGAAGGTACAGCCCAATCACATAGTGCTGGTGCAGTAGTAGAAATTTTAATAACTGCTAAAGGTCATAACGACATAATTGATTGGGGATTAGTTGGACATAATCAAGATGGAACTCATAAATCTGGAAGTGTTCTAACTTTACCTCAAATTAATGATACTTCATCAGACCATCAATACGTTTTAGCAGTCTCTGAACTTACTGCTGATAGGACAGTTACTCTACCATTACTTACTGGTAATGATGAGTTTGTATTTAAAGATCATACTGTAACCTTATCCAACAAAACTATCGATTCAGCTACTTTTCAAGGAATAATTAATGGGTGGATAAATCCCAATGAAACTTGGGAATATGTATCAGTTGACGACCCAACTGGTATATTTAGAGTAAATGCTGATGTAACTACAAAATATAGTGCTGGTATGCGTATTAAAATGACTAATGGTGGAAATGTAATTTATGGAATTATTACGGTGGTAAGTGCTTATGAAGCAGTTGATGCTGGTTATACCCATATAACTTTTTTACATCAAATAGACCCGACTGATTCTCTTGCTCTTTATTTAATGGCTAACAGTGCAATTACAGAAAATTATTATTCTACTCAAAAAGCACCTTTTGGTTTTCCATTAGAACCAACAAAATGGACAGTTACAAAAACAGATACTACTGCCAGAAGTGTAGACACACCATCATCAGCTACTTGGTATAACATTGGAACAACTAATTCCCAAATATCACTACCAATAGGTGCTTGGTTAGTATCATATAAGGTTGTATTATGGAGTCAAATTGAGGCGGCTTCT